CATTATGAAGATTGGTTGAAATTCTGTTATCATTTTACTGATAAATATGAATTGTACAAGTAATAAAGAATGCGATCATAAATTGTATTTAATATCATTTTTATATTACAATGATATTATCTATTGATATTGGTATTAAAAATTTGTCATTGTGCTGTATGGATTACACTGACCATAAAGATGTATCTTCTTATGTTATAAAATTATGGGATGTATACGATACATTAGATACAGAAGATTATTTTTGCCAAAGCTTAAAATGTGACGGAAAACGTTGTTGTCAAATAATTTCAATACATATTTAATAAACAATTAAAAAAATTCACAGAATACGTTTTAAATACATATGGTGTATAAAACGTACAATGTAAAAAAAAGGGGTATTTTTGTCTAATTTTTTAACAACAAAACCGAATTGAATTCTACGATGTAATTTTCATTTCAAATACATTTACATCATCAAGATCTGATATTGTACTTGCCTGACATTGAAAGCATCTACTTCATTTTCAAAATAACCTAAATGAGTGTTTTTTCCATTTATTCTTATTGACGCTTTCCACTTGTTATATTTCTTGTACCATGAAACTCCTGTGTATTCTGATGACGAGTTTCGCGCAGAGGATTTATTTAAGGCGTTTTGTTTAGGTGTAACAACTCTTAAGTTTTGTACCCTGTTATCAAGTGGATTATTGTTAATGTGATCTATATAATTGTCTCCATTATAGTTCATTATGTATCGTGATAAGGTTACAATTTTTCCATTTATTTTTGTTCTTGGGTAATTATTTGACAATGACCATTTATATTGAATTAACTCGTTATATTTATTTTCATCAACTATGCTTTCCCCTATCTTTTTACCTTTCCTATTAAAATGTTCAACAATACATTGTCCATTTTTGTTTCGTTTTTTCAACTCTTCATCCCCCTTTTCTATACTTTTAATGTTTTCTAACTCTGTAAGTTTACTATCTCGTATATTTATAGCTACGTGTAAACTTTCAAAATGACCTAGATTATAAGAAATATTTTTGTGCCTCAATCTTACCTGAAATTTTCCTAATGTTTTTCTAAAACAAATACCTTTTGGAAAATCTTTGTCTCTTTTCTTATAAAGTTCAAAATTGGCAGGAATTTCTATATCATTAAGTTTTGCAAACTTTACACCATACTCTTTACACCACAAATTATACTGGTGAGCAGCATGTATTTCTTCAGAATAATATGCCGTCAGGTCAGTGTCTTGCACCCTTATTGACGCTCTCCATTTTTTGCCAACATTTCTTTCTATTTTTGAGACACCTATGTATGTACTGGTAGTATTTTGTGATTTTGTTCTGTTCCGATTATTTTCAGACGCTGTAACTAATCTTAGATTACAAATTCGATTATCAAGTTTATTGTTATTTATATGGTCAACTTTCTTTCCAGAGATTGATTGGTTTAATACGTGAGTAAATATATACCTATGAATTCTTACACTTTTATTATTAATTGTCGATAAAACATATCCATTTGCATTGTACCATTTGTATTTATTTAGAACGCCATAGTGCTCATTGGATACTATACAATGAGCTGTAACTTTATTTTCTTTGTTGTGTAAATCTATTTTGGAATACTCTGTTTGCATTGCTATTTGGTTATTATAGTAGTTTTGATTTTAAATAAGTTTACTTTAATTCATTCCCATTTTTATGTTTCAATTGTTTTTTAGGTATACCATAAAGACCATTTATTGCCATGAGCGCCGTGTCACAGATATCGTCAGCCTTCTTATGTGACAATACAAAAGGTAACCATTTTTCTTTATGGTCTTGTGAAAATTTAGTCTCTAGAAACCATTTAGTGTATTGAACACTAAACCATTTTCTTTGCGCGTAAGCACCTTTTAATTTGCATACAATTTCAGGGCCAGTATAAGCTTTTAACTTTTGCGAAGCTCTTACAAATCGAATAGTCGTATCTGTTTCTTTATACAACTCGACTAATTTACCATATATAATATGACTTGTAAATATAGCCTTTCGATTTATTTTGGGTTGAAGTTCAATCAATATCTGTTTTACACTTGTAAAAATATCTTTGTTATCATTGAAAATTTCTTGAATCTTAGTTAATACAATTTTAGCTATATTTTGTAGCAAATAATCATTAATCGCCTTTTTTTTAAAAATATTATTTTTTGCAAATTCTATATTCTTAGGAAAATGTGTTTTACAACAATACTTATACTCATTATCCATTAAATATTTACACGTACACTTTTTACCACACACCTTACCACTTTTTTGCACACCTTCGCATGCATAATCATCTGAATCTAACGTATTATATACATCCCATAAATGTATATTGTATGTAGATATATCTTGTTTGTCTACAGCACTCATTATACACATTGCTAGATTTCTTAAGCCGATATCTATAGTTAATATCATATATTTATATAATATTATATTATATAAATATTCATAACGAATGTAGTAAATAAAAATACGATACCTCTATTTAAGAATGTCAATTACATTTTCTCTTATCATATATGGAAAAAACTTTGGTTGCAACATTTTTAAATCATAAAAAAAAGATGATATGGGAGATACTGATGACAATAAACACAATACACGGTATACCCCAAAAGCATAAATGTTATGTGATTATCCTTAACCCACCTATTATCTTTGATATTTTTTTTATACAGTATTTTATACTTGTTTTGTATATGGTTAAGGGCTTATATTCGTATATATAACATTGTACACATTCATTAAATCTTACGCGTTTGATTATTTCTTGATCATAGTGTATTTCAGGGGTGTATTTTAGTGGTGTAGTATAAATAGATGTTATGATTTCATATTCAGTCATCCTTAATTATATACGTTATATTATATTTTCGTTTTTAACACGTTTAAAAGGTGTAAAAAAATTAGACGTATATATCATTGATGTTAATAAACGAGTTTGAAAAGTTATCTTTAAGAAAATTTAAAATTAAAAGTATTCTTCCAGATGCTACCATATTATGCTTAGGTAAGAGGCGGAGTGGAAAATCGTTATCTTATGGTACAAAAGTGTTAATGTATGATGGTACAATTAAAAATGTAGAGGATATTAAAGTTGGACAACAAGTTATGGGTGATGACAGTACACCTAGAAATGTTTTAGAAACACATTCTGGGACTGATACAATGTATAAAGTAGAAAATAAACGGGGGGAAAGTTATACAGTAAATAGTCATCATATTTTAAGTTTAAAATGGTCTGGTAAAAAAATTATACTTGAGAGACTTGACAAAATGTCTTTTCAAGTAAGATATTTTGATAAAAATAAAACTAAATTAATACATAAAGATTTTTCTTATCGAAATAGAGNTAAAGAGTCAGTTTTTGCGGAAGCAAAATGTTATTATGATAATATAGTAGACAATTTGTATGTAGATATTCCTATAAAAGAATACTTGGGATTATCTAAAAAATACCAAGAAAATTTATTGGGATATCAAGTCTCAGCATTAACTTTTCCAGAACAAACAACATCTTTACCAATCGATCCTTATATGATTGGTTATTGGTTAGGAGATGGGAGTAGTGCAAATAGTGATATAACTACACAAGATTCTACAGTATTACATTATTTTGCAAACAATTTAAGCCAATACAACTTGTATTTAGAATATAAAAGAATATATTGTTACAAAATTTCAAGTGGTTATAGACAAAAAGACAATATGTTTTTGAAAACATTGCGTGATTTAGATATGTTGAATAATAAACATATTCCTCATATCTATAAATGTAACACTAGAGAGGCTAGATTACGTTTATTAGCTGGATTTATAGATGCAGATGGTAATTTAGGTAATAGAAATGATTTTGAAATAACACAATGTGAAAAACATGAGAAATTACTTGACGATATTATTTATTTATGTAGAAGTTTAGGATTTACTACTTATAAACACGTTAAACAAACATCGTGGACACATAAAGGCGTTAAAAAATTTGGGAAAGCATTTAGAATAAATATTAACGGCGAAGGTATACATGAAATACCTACTTTAATTAAGAGAAAACAGGCACAACCAAGAAAAGAACGAGTTAATGCATTAGTTAGTCAAATAAAGGTAACTGAGTTACCACAAGATAAATATTTTGGTATCGAATTAGATGGAAATAATCGTTATGTATTAGGAAATTTTATTGTCACACATAATAGTTGGCTTGTCAGAGATATCTTCTTTCATCATAAGGATATACCGTCAGGAATTGTATTTTCTGGAACAGAAGAAGCTTCTCCATTTTTTGGTGATTTTATACCTGATTGTTTTATCCATTCTGAATATGATCCAGAATTAGTAGATAGTATTATGACACGTCAAAAGAAAAGAATTCGTGAATCAAAAGCAAAGGGTTTATCTGATACAGGAAAACACGCAAGTAATAATTTGTTTATAGTGTTAGACGATATGTTACACGATGCACAAAACTGGAAAAAAGAAAAAACAATTAAAAGCATTTTCTTCAATGGTAGACATTACAACTTCTTATTTATATTAACTATGCAATATCCTTTAGGTATTACACCAGAACTTAGAAGTAATATCGATTATGTATTTATATTCAACGAACCTAGTGTTAAAAATAGAAAGAAAATATATGACGACTACGCTGGGATGATACCGTCTTTTGATCATTTCTGCAATATTCTAGATGCTTGTACACAAAACCACGAATGTCTGGTCATAAAAACGTCAGGAAACAGTACTGATCTAAGAGAACAGGTATTCTGGTATAAAGCAGAACCCCATAGTAATTTTCAAGCAGGTCATTCTAAATTTTGGAAATATCATTCTGCTAATTATAACCAGAATTACGAGGAGGAAGGAGATAAAGATAAGGAAGAAATGGACAAATTGAAACGTAAATTTGCAAAAACGCGCAAACTCAAAGTTATCGTTTCAAGACAAGGTGAAATAGTTGGTTACAAATCAGACGACGATTAATATAAAAAAATTAAAAATCATAAATATAACATGGTNAAGATTACAAAACAGTTTTTTTCCGTATGGAAAAAANCCCTATATTAAAAATTTGGGTGGTAAAGCCGTCATCAGAACGGATGACGGTAAATTTGCAACTGAAACTATAATGATGAATATAAATACATTTAAAAAGTTATGTTCTAAAATGTATTTAAAAATAAATAATTATACTAAAATATAAAAATATGGACCAATTGATTACAAATAAACCAATTAATTTTAATGATGTTGTTAAAAATAGCAATACAACTATTTCTTTAGATATTCAATCTAAGTTGGTTGAACTTATGAACATCGAATTTACAGAAGAAGAACAACGATGGTATGTTGCTAATTTATATGTTTATATNAACTATCACGCAACTAATGATTATCCGATTAANNTAGAGGATGTATATAAAATGATTGGATTTGTTCATAAGAAAAATGCAAAAAGAACTTTGGAGAATAATTTTATAGAGGGAGAAGACTATAAAGTCGCGCTTCTCCATACGGAGAAGCGCAAAAATGAAGGTGGGTTCAATAAAGAAACTGTTATGTTAAACGTAGATACATTTAAGAATTTATGTATGATGGTTAAAACTGATAAAGGTAAACAAATACGTAAATATTATGTGAAATTAGAAAATATTTATAACAAAATAATAAAACAAGAAATAGAACAGCAAAAATTACTTTTAGAAAAGGAGAAAGAAACTGCTGCTAAATTGTTAGAAGAAAAGGATCACCAACTTCAAATCAAAGATAAATTACTAGAAGATTTAGAAAATAAACCACAAACATTTGGGTTTGGTAAAAAGTCTGGATACAATTACATTATAAAAGACAATAGCACTATTGGACATTATAAAATCGGCTTTGCAGATAGAGTTGACAGTAGACTTAGTGCTCTAAACACAAGTTCAAGCACAAAATCCTTAGAATTAGTTTCTAAATTCTTTTCAAGTGATAAAGATGGATCAGAAAAACTTATTCATAATATTCTACACCCATTCGGAATTAAAAATTATAATCAACNAAGTAACGAATGGTTTTATTTCAAAAATGATTTAGAATTANCATATGCAATTAAAACTATACGATTATGTGTTGATTTTATAAATGAAAATGATTTTAAAGATTACTCGGATTTTAAAATGAAAAACAAAGAATTGGATCTTAAAAATGAATTAGACACGGCTTTAGAAAAACAAGAACATTATAAAACACAAGATAATATAGAATTAATAAATGATTTTACAGTTAAAAACAATGAATTACCATTTTATAAAGGAGTTGTTTGGGTACAAGAAAAGTTAAAATGGAAATCAGAATTTCAATATAATTGTAAAAGGGTATTTCTTGGTTATTTTGCGAATCAAATAGATGCTGCTAAAATATACAATGATTACGCTGCGTATCTTAACAAGACTGAAAATGCAAATTTAATATTAAACAATATACGTGGTTATAAAACTATTCCTAGAAATGTTCCAGAATTAAACAAATTAAATAACCAATCACAAAACACATCTAAATATAAAGGTGTTAGTTATGATTCCAAACGTAGATATTATGTAACTAGTATTAAACTATCTGGGAAAACATATAATTTAGGTTTAAGCGAAGATGAAACGGAATGTGCCAAGTTATACAATCAACAAGCACTTTATTTTAATAACACTTTTAACACTAATTACATTTTAAACGATATACCTGACTATACAACTATACCAAAAGATTTACGCAAAGACATTGTATCTAAAAAGAAAACAAGCAATTATCACGGAGTATCATTGACAAGGAATAAAAAATGGGCTTGTAGTTATATGATGAATAAGAAAAAGATACACATAGGAACATTCACAACTGAATTAGAAGCTTGCAAAGTATACAACGATACTGTAAAAGAATTGAATCAACAAGGTTTTAACTATAAAACGAATTTAATACGTGACGATTAATAGAATATTATTTATTAATCTTCAAACTACAACAATAGAAAATGGTTTTAAAAGACTATTGATTTTTGAAATATCAAGACGCATAAACCATTTATCAATCCAACTACTACCATATTTATATTCTTCAATATCTCTTTTTTCAATTTTGCTTATATATTTTTTAATTTTTGCATACGTTTTATCATCAATTTTATCATCAATTTTGGAAACAATATTTTCCAATTCTTTTAAATTAGTACGCTTAATAAACTTGATCATCTTATTTTAGATAAAGATTTAAAATATTTCAATTTTTACNNAATTAATTTTTACCAAATCTTTTTTATTCGGTTATATTAATGTCATATATAGAAGATAATCAGTTAAATGAAATGTTAACAAGTGAATTTGATCAATATTTGTATACTAGACATATAGATACAAAATATGTTAACCCATATGATCCATATTCATCTATTTCACCTGATGATATGAATACAATTATATTACCAGATTTATCAAATTTACCAATGTCAAATATAATTGCATTAGATGATACAAGTTTCTCCGAATGTTTAGATAACATATTGTTCAATTTTAATTTATTTTCTACATCTTCTGACCGTGTATGTCATATGTTTTTTAATAAAATAGAAGATTATTTTTTAAGAATTAATTTGACCACATTTCAAATATCAATATCAATAGATACAGTTGCACAAATAATGAATTGTTTAACTTCAAACACTTTACCAATTGTAATACTTCCAGTACGTATTGACTTTTTAAATATAGAATCAGATTATGCCATAACATTACAAAAAAACGATTCTAATTTATATACAGCACATTCTAACTTGATTATTATTGATAAATTACAAAAAACTGTTGAATTTTTTGAACCACATGGTATTATACTAAGTCACGCTTATTCAAATATATTACATATCGAGTCAATAATACAAAATTTTCTAACTAAAACATTTGAATTAACAGGATATACATTTATAAATATATCAACAACATGTCCTATAGGTGCACAAACTATACAATCTTTAATAAGTCCAGAATCTGGCCATTGTCTTGCTTGGAGTTTATATTTTATAATGGTTAGACTATTAAATATATACTTTTTACCCACCCAAGAAACTGTATTTCAAACTATTAATAAAATAATAACATCACAAGATGCTATAACGATTGATACAACTATACGCCAGTTCCTATCATACATAGAATCCTTAGCAATTATACCAACTAGATTTTTTAAAGCACATAATACATATGATATATCCAATTATATAGAAAATAAAACCTTTATAGAATTACGTTTACGTCACTTGATTAATGTATATTTTAAAAATGCAATTTTTTATCATCAAGATTTTAGAAAAATATTTGAAGAAATAATTTCTTACAAAAATATACCAAACTTTGATAAAATATTTATTGAAGAAATCAGTAATTCTTATAACACTAATAACAATGATAACAACACTAATAACACCAACAACGCTAATAACACCAATAACATTATGCTTTAAATTGTCCCCGAATTCTTTAGATATAACCAAGTTTTTCCACCAATTTTAATTCTTCTTCTAGTTAACGGATTAATCATCCATTCGTCTTCTTGGTTGTCTTCTTGGTGGTCTTGGTCTTGTTGTTCAACAAAGGTTAACGATAAATAATCCTCATCGGACAATTCTGTTCTACACATTGGACACACATTAGTATTTGTTTCAATATGTTGTTTAATACAAGGTTTATGAAAAACGTGTTTACAATTTTGTAAACTGAATGTATGAGGCTGTGTTTCATCACAATCATAGCAAATACAACAATTATATTCACGATTTACAAAATCATCAAAGCTAATATCTTCACCGGTGTGATTTTCAGAAAAGTCTATGTAATTATAATAATTTTGTAATGTTGTTGTTAATCTAGAATAGTCAATCGGATATCTTTCTATTTCAAAACATCTTGTTTCGTAATATCCAGTAGGATACAATTCTTCCATTAAAGTCAAATCACTGAAAATACCATCAATATTTGTTAACATATAATTATGTATAAAGTTATTAAACAATTCAATACGCTCATTTTGCAAATATCTTATTAAACAAGAAATCCAACTTTGATATAATACATAAACAGTATAACTTGGATCGTCTCTTCCTCCTGGTTCATACATGTAAGGATTGTTATCTAAAAATGAATGAAATGTTATTAAAATTGTTTCAATACCCATACTAGATGTCCATTTTTCAAATTTACTATCTCCCCATGTATTCAAGATTGTAGCACAACATTTTCCATTTTCATACATATTAGGATGTATTCTAACTCCGTCATAATTCACAAAGGTTACTTCTGGTGGAGAATGCGGGTAATTATCAGGGATTTTAAGATCTAATCTTACAAATTTGTGTCTATATACACTATCAGATGGCGCTCGTATTATAGCATGTAAACGATGTATGTCCGCTTCATTATAATGAATTAAATAATCATTATCTAATAATTCACGTTGAGATTGTTGTACATATAATTGACGAATTTCTTTTAAAAATCTTCGATTGACATTCATTTAAACATTATAGTAAATAGAGTTTAAATCATTTTTTTTATTAAATTAGAATTCATCTTATTTATTAAATTAGAATTCACCTTATTTATTTTTTTATAGCAAGTCTACCATTTTGATACATTTCATACAATTTTTCCTTTACCATACGTTCTTTTTCTTTTTTTTCCTTACGTTCTTGTTCTTTTTGTTGTCTAGATATTTCCTGTTTATTAGGATCTTGTATATATAAAATATTATCTTTTAATTGAACACTCCAAGTTACATTTTTGTTCGGATTTATTAAAGTTATGTATTCTGGATAACCTGATTTTAACAGCAACCCTCCAACTCTAAATAATCGTTTTTCAACATTATAATATCTTATCCAAGTTTTAAATATGGACAAATCATTAACTATACTTTTTTCACGCATAGTTTTTAATGGAATACAATTTTGTAAACGTCGTAGTATTTCTTCCTTTGTAAAGTTATCTTGGATACTACCTTGTGGGGGTTTTATATATTGGGGACGTGATACTGTTATGTATTTCTTACCACCAGTTTGAGTAGATGTATCTTCTGTTTCTGAATAATAATCATCATCATCTGTTGTAGTTGTTGTCATATCTGTTGCAGTTGTTGTATCTGTTACAGTTGTTGTCATATCTGTAGTTGTTGCGGTTGTTGTTTCAGTATTTTGTTTTTCTACAACTAGACGTTTACCCCTCATTACTTTTATCTTAGAAATAAAAAAGTTTCAATTTTATTTTATTAGTCTATTATAAATATTAAGATGTTTTATTACATTTACAGTATGATTTATGATTTAGCTTCAACTTTTTTATATGCTCAAACTAGTGTTGATGAAATTATACCAGGAATTTGGTTAGGAAATTACAAAGCAGCTATAGATATAGATTTTTTAAAAAAGAATAATATAAATTTCATCTTAAACTGTACTCCAAATATGCCGCTGTATAATCAGATTTATACACAATCCGAATTAGATGAGATAAGTAACATAAATAAAATAGAAACATACAGAATTCCTGTAAATGATAGTTTACTAGAGCGTGATTTTATACTAATGGAAAAATATTTTAAAATAGTGATACCTCTTTTAGTTAGGAAATATTCAGTAGAAAAACAACNAATCTTAATTCATTGTCACGCTGGAAAACAAAGAAGCGCTATTGTTGTAGCAGCCCTATTAAAAGTACTTTTAGATCACGATTATATTAAAATAAATCAAATTCCTAAAAAGACAACCCAAACAACTCAATTAAACAATATCTACAAGTTTTTACTCGAAAAAAGAAGTCAAGTTTTCACATATGGTTTACGTATGAATTTTGAACCAACATATAGACGTTTTTTTAAAATTAATGACGTATCATAAATTTATCACAAATTTATCACAACCACCTCTTCCTGAAAAATGATGTATTCGATAATCAATTAAAAAACGATCGATACAATGTGCCTCTAAAGTTCTTTTACAATCATCTAGGTAAACAATAGTTCCAGGTTTGGACAAGTAAGTCTTTGACCAATAAACAGGAAGTAAACGTCCTGGTCTATTTCCAGCATAACCAGCAGGTCCATCTATTATAATAATATCAAATGGTGCTAATTGTAAAAGTTCTTCTGGAATACTATGTTTAAGGACATCTTCATCTGATATATCAAAACTTTGTTCGACAGTTGTTTTATATTTATATTTTATTATATTTGATTTGGGAATATCTTTATTTAAATCTATATAATCTTGATTATCTTCTACGAAAAATGTATTATTATCAGATAAATTATACCATAAATTAGAATCGTATCCTAATCCAAACACTAGAATTTTAAGATTTTTATGTAAACATGTATCAATAATATCATCAATAACATCCATATGAATTTGTATAGAATTTGTATAATACTTTTTTAAAAGTTCTGATTTATTCATATATATATATTATTATATATATTATTATACTATAAAAATTTCTTATAATATAATATACATACATATACATATATGTCTGATCAAAAGTTAATAGAAAATTATGGTTATGTACCTTTCTATGCATTTCAATGGATCATTTTAGGTTTACAAGTATATATAATTTATAATTATAAATATGTAAATGACACCCTTGATCAATACTTTGATCCTAATGATTTTTACAAACAGCAATTGAAAAAGATTGTATTAACAATACCTTTCTTATTAATGGTTTATTATGACGTTAAATATAGTAGTTTTTCTTTTAAAAATATGGGAGTTGATCCAGCTTATAATGATACAATTAAACAAGTCCTAAACATATTAGGTTCATATGCTATTATTCATATTTTTGCACAAGATACTGGTTTAAAAACAGCTATATTACAAACAAGTTTTGTACAATCGCAAACTTTATTTATAATTATGAGTGTTGGTATGGCTTATAGTATAACGCAAAATAGATCACAATCAATATTGGCGCTTATATTATTTTACCACTTGAAATATGTAATTAGTCAAAATGTAATAGAATAAATCTTATTATTCCCATTATTTTTATTCTTTGTTATAAATAATGGAAAGGGTAGAAACACGACTAAAACGATTCAAAGATTGGTTATATTTCTATAAACGTTTATCTTTATTAAAGGACAAATCTGGAAAATATATATACAATACAACACAATCTTTGTTTTCAAAACGTGTTTTATCGTCAGGTATAGAAGGAATAGTGTATAAAACTACATTTGCAAATAAAACAAGATATAAATATAAAAGTATTAGGTCACGTGTAGGGGTCTTTGTAACAAAGGCATTATATCTAAAACGTATAGCAGATAAAAAAAGAATAACCAATCAAATGATTGGAGCTGATAGTTCTAGTGTGCAAAAGTTATTTTATAGCAAAAGTGCATTTGATAAACCAAGTTTAATAGAAGTTATAACATTAACATTAACAAACCAACTTGTATTTCAAAAAATATGTCCTCATTTTAACATAAATTATGATTGGAATTATGAAAAGAGTACTATAAGATTATACAATGAATATGCTATATATGGTGATTTTACAAATTGGGTCAAGGGTAATCATTCCCATGAAGTTTGGTTAAATGCGTTATTTCAAATTATGGTAGGTTTACTAGCAATGCGACGCTATTTTAATATGATACATACAGATTTACATATAGGAAACATATTAGTACATAGTGTACAACCAGGTGGTTATTGGACATATATAATAGATAATAAAAAATACTATCTTCCAAATTTAGGTTGGGTTTTTTTATTGTCAGATTTTGGATTTTCATGGATACCTAATAAAATGTCAGTTCCATGGGATTATACAAATAGACTAAAATACATTACAAAGTCTGGTCAGGANTTGTACGATTTCATTACACTTTTCAAATCAATACACAACAATAAATACGTACCTGACACAATTAAAACTACAATGAAATTAATGTTTACAACAGGTGATTTTATAGTTTTTAAAAAAAGCTACTATAAAAATTTATACAATAAATTTAAAGGAGATAAACGTTACAAAAAAAATAGTTTAGTTTATAAAAAGTTAATAAAACAATACCACAAGTTGTATTCAAACAAAAGCCATAAATTATCTAAAAAAATAATACAAAACTTTTACAATAAACCTGGTTATACTAAACCAAAAGGAGAAAAATGTATTGAAACTTATTCTTTAGACAAACGATTCGTCGAATCTAAACTACCCCAAATTTTTCGTCAACTGGTAAATAAGTAATGGTCATATTTATTTAAAATCCCATTTTTCACATTCTATACATTCAGTGTCCTTTATACATTCTGGAAAATCATTTTCCCATTGTGGAATTACATTTTTTATTATATACTCAATCCTATGATTTAATACTGATTCTGTATAACCCAACTTTTTCTTTGCATCATATAAACACGTAAATCCACTATGACATTTTGTATGTATATTATATCCAATCATAGAACAAATTGATCCACATGTACCTATAAATATCGGATCTGCATTGTGTCCAAAATGATATATTTTATTAGAACCTTTATCATTTGTACCAGAACGTTTTATATAATGAATATCTCCAGGAGTTTCAAATGTAACAGCTGGTTTATCATATATTATAGACGCAATACTAGCCAACATACCACCTAAAGAATGTCCAGTAAAATATACATCTATTTTATCAAAATCATAATCAATTTTTACATTGTCAACAATTTTTCTTACCATATTAATATAGTTTTTATCATAATCTAGACTAGTACCGTAGCATTTACTACAACATTCTGAATTTTCTAATCCTTGACAACCATCACAAACTTTGAATAAACTACTTTGTTTGTAAAAACAACACGAAAAAAATAAGTTATCATTGTATTTATCATTTACAGAAGTTGAAAGTGTACAAGTTTTATCTTTGTTTTGTAAAATACCACCACTATTTTCATCTATATCTGATATATTTTCTACATGTAAGGTATTGTAATTTGTCCAGTATACACTCGTTCCCTTAAATGATATAACAATTTTATCTTTTGCATTATTTGTAAACAAATATGATTTTACAGTATCACTTTCTATTGTTCTATTTTCAACCGTATCCAACGTTGTATTTAACCAATATTTACTTCCAATACTATAATATACATTATTTGACATTTTTGCAAGTTCATACACCGTTTCATATTTTAAAAAATTAGCAGATACTAACTTAAGTATAAGTATATTCAAAAGCATTTACTAATTAACACTAAATTTATGTTAATTAATAAACTTAATCGTTTTATTTATTTTTATTTATATTTTTATTTTTTACATAAATCTAAGTCTACGTTTAACAAGATTAATTATCGTTTC